AAGACGGTTTCGTCGGGGCGGACGACGTCGCCGGGTTGGGCGTTGCGAATCGCTTCGGCGAGCGAACCGGCGCCGGTCGACGCATTCGACGTAAAATAAACGACGGCCATCGGTTACGCCTCCGACGCTTCCGGTTCGACAATTGCGGCCGCGTTTTCTTCGAGCGACGTTTCGGCGGACGACGTCGCGTCGTTTTCGGCGTTTCCGTCGGGCGCAACTTCTTCGCTCGACGCGATTTCCGACGGCGTTGCGTCGAGCGTTTCCGGTTCGGCGACCTCCGGAAGCGGGTCGGGCGCGACTTTCGAGAGCGTCGCGTCGACCGTCAATAAGAGCGATTCGTCGACGTCGAGCGTTACCGGCTCAAACCTTGTCAAATAGGCGCTTGTCGCGGTCGCGCCGACGTTTTCGAGGTTCGCGGTCAACGTGTAACGGGCCGTTTCGATTTGCGCGGCGGTCGGGTTTCCCGCGACGACGGCGGCGAAGAGGACGAGCGTCGAGTCGGCGGGAATCGCGGCGACGACGGCGGTTTTCGTTTCGAGGGGCGTTTTCATTGCGTTCCCTTTCTTAAACATCGTCGATATAATAAGTTAAAGCGCGGCGGCGAGGAAAGCAAGCGTCGCGCCCGTCGCGAGCGCGGCGAAAGCGATCGCGAAGCGCCGCGCAAGGCGAGCGTCGGCGCGGGCGTCGTCGAGTTCCGCTTCGGCGAGCGAAAGAAGCGACTCGGCCCGGCGGCGGCGTTCGCGTTCCTCGAAAAACAAGTTGCGTTCGCGGATTTCTGCTTCGGTTTCCATTGCGGCGGCTCCTTTCACGCGGCGCGTTTGAGTCGGGTTTCGAGTTGAGCGAGCCGGGCGGCGACTTCGCGTTCCGGGCGGTCGGTCGCGGCGGCGATTTCGGCGTCGGTCAATTTGTCGGCCCAACGGAGCGTCAACAAGACGCGGTCGGCGGGCGCGGCGACGAGGCGCTTGGCGCGCTCTTTGTTTTCCGGTTTTATTTCCATTTTTCGTTCACCCTCCTAGTTTGGCGTTGGAGCGGCGTTTCGCTCCGTTTCGACTTGGCGGTCGGAATCCGTTCCGACGCGCTTAAACGGCGTTTTTCGACGTTTTTCGGTTTTCGCTCCCTTGCGTTCGTTAAACTGCGGGCTTTGCGTCGACTTTATAGGAGCGGCGCCAACGTCGAACGCGGTCGTTTTTGTTAAGTTGCAAATTTTGCGTTAACTTTGCGGGCCGTTTTGCGTCGGCGTTTGCGATTCGACGAGCTTTTTCGCGCGGTCGAGCGTCCAAGCGGCGAGACGTTTGGCGGCGCGGTTCGCAAGCGTCGCGAGCGCCCGAACGAGCGCGGTCGTCAAGCCTTTGACGCTTCCGCCGAGCAAGGTTCCGGCGACGACGGTTCCGAGCGACGCGAAGAAAAGTTTCAGCGTCCAGCGGCGCCGCTCCGCTTCAAACTTGGCGCGGAACGCTTCGACGCGTTCGTCGACGGCGCGCTCGATCCGCTCGGCGATTTGGTCGGCGACGCGTCCGCCGAGTCCGCGCGACAGTTCGTCGGTCGACGGTTCCGGCTTCGTCGGTTGCTGCGGCGACGGTTCGTCGCGGCGTTCGCGGGCGCCGTCAAGAATTGGGAGCCCGACGTTTTCTCGAACCGGCGGTCGGTTGCGAAAGTCTTGCGCCGACGACATTTGCGCAACGTCTTCCGTCGCCGCGTCGGTCGAACGCTTAAACGACTCCGGCGCGGTCGGCGGGTCGTCCAACGTCGGCTGTTGGTCGGCGGCGATTGGAAAGTCGGCGTTCGCTCCCGCGAAGTCGGTCGTTTCCAAAGTCGCGGGAATTCCGTTAGTCGGCGCGACTGTCGGTTGCGACGCGACGACGAAGGTCGGCGACGCCGAGAGCGCGACCAACGTTAAAGCGGTTAAATCTTTTCGTTTCATCGGTTGCAACCTCCTTGCGCAAGTAAAAGCGCGTCGTTGGGCGAGTCGTCCGGCGACCAACGGGAGCGGAAACCGAGTTCGCGCGGAAGCGCCTGTCGGCTAACGTTGCCGGAGCGGCGCGGTCGCCGTCGGCATTCGATGGCGCCGGGGGGGATCGGGTCGCCGAACGGCGCGGCGGCGGGGGAACCGGGCGCGGCGGCTTCGTGTAGGTTCGCGACCGGAATCGCCCCGCCTTTCGAGTCGTCGCGTCCCCGTTCGCCAACGAGCCAAGTCAAGACGGCGACGAGAGTTAGGCGTCCGTCGACGCGTTCCAAAACGCCGCTTCCCGATTGGCCCGGAACCGGCGGCGGCTGGAAAAGCGCGGTCGAATCGTTCCAAAACGAAACGATTTTGCCGCGCCAAGCCTGCGCGAACCGCCCGTCCGGACAGCCGCTCGACACGATGAACGCGTCGCGACTCGGCGTCGCGGACGGCCCGCCGAGTCGGACGAACGGCGGCGCGATTCGGGCGAGTTCCTCCGGGTCGAGGGTGCAAAACGCGAAGTCGTATCCGCGCGAAGCGTCGTAAGCGCGCCACTTAACGGACGCGTCGACCGTTTCGAGAACGCTATTCGTCCAAAAGTCGAGCCGCGCGGAACCGCTCCGCCCGACGACGTGATAGTTCGTCAGAATCCAAGCGAGTCCGCCCGCGACGCCGACGAACGTTCCGCTTCCGGACGCGCCGTCGACTCGGACGCGACAAGACGCCGCGTGCGCGTCGTCGAACGTTTGCGCGGCGCGAAAAGCCGGGTCGCCGCCGTCGACGGAACCGCTTGCAAACGCGAGAGTTCGGAACGGGTCGAACGGGAGCGACGCGGCGAGCGCGGTCGCGGTTTTTAGGAAGGCGCGCCTATTCATCGGGACGGCTCCTTTTTTCGGGAGGTAGTTGGGACAAATCGATTAGGGCGCTCGGCGCCGTTTCCAGCGTCGAGCGTCGGCGGTTAACGGCAAACCGGCGCGCACGGGAGCGGCGGCGCGGCGGTTGCGGTCGCGCGAACAACGACGGTCGCGACGGCGCGGCGGCTCGACGCGGTTTGTCGAGCCGCGCAAATGTTGCGGACGAAGGAGGTTCGAGCAAAACCGGTTTGACCGCAACGCGAAACGGTTCGCGACCAAGCGCGGGCTTGTTTCGCGTTACCGACGCCGACGTTCGAGCCGACGGCGACCAAGCAAAAGCCGGACGCGCAAGGCGCCGCGCCGACGTCGGTTTCGCAACGTCCGTTTTCGCAAGCGTTCGCGCCGAGCGGGCAAACGCCGCCCGGGCAAGCGGTTCCGACGTTAACGTTCGGCGAGCAAACGCCGCCGGGGCAAGCGGTTTCGGCGGTCGACTCGACCGCGACGCCCTCCCCGACCGGCCCGCAAACGGGCGCGCAAACCGGAACCGGCGGCGACGGCGAACAAGTCGCGACCGGCGCGCAAGGCGACGGCGAGTAAACCGGCGCGTCGGAAGCGAACGCGGCGCAAGGAACGGCGGCGGCAAACAAAACGGCAAGGAATTTTTTCATCGTTGATTTTCCTTTCGGTCGGCCCGACTCGGCGCGATCGCGACAAGCCGGGCGGTTCGGTTAGGTTCAAGGGGAACGTCGAGCGGCGGCGCGACGTCCGGACGGTTTAGACGGTTCGGTCGGCGACGAGACGGGCGCGAACGGTCGTCGCGGTCGAGTCGGCGGCGACGAGGGCCGGGCCGAACTCGACGGCGGTCGCGGTTCCGTCGAGCCCGACGGCGGCGGTCGTTACCGGGTCGCCGACTTTGTACGCGCTTCCGGGCGTTACCTCGACGTCGTATTCGCCCTTCGTGTTCAGGTCGCCGCGCTCTCCGGCGGCGATCGTCGACGTCGCGACGCCGACAAGGCCGTCGGAAAGTTTCACGACCGAACCGACGGGAATCGTCGCGGTCGGGACGACGGACAGGACGTCGTTGATTCCTCGATAAATCGCGGTCATCGTTCTTTAATCCTTTCTTTTCGTTGGTTAGGTTCGCGTCAGGAACCGGCGCCGGTCGAGAGAACGGCGGCGTTCTTGTCGGCAACCGACACGCCGAACCCCCACCAGCAGACGTAACGCAAGCCTTCGATTTCCGTTTGGCCGCGAACGGTCTTCAACGTCGGCGTTCGTTGGTTTTGGTAATACGACACGATCGTCAGCGGGATTTCCGCCGGGTCGGCGAGCAACATATATTGCGCGTCGCCCCAAAGGTTCGACAGGTCGGAACCGGTTCCGAGGAAGTGCGGCGCGACGACTTCGAACTGCGTCGCGAAACGGTTGACGTTCGGGATCACCGCCGTTTCGGCCCCGCCCGCCGCGACGATTTGCGTCGCGTTGACGATGTTGAGCGCCGACGTTTCGAGCGCCGGGGGGACGATCAAAAACTTCCCGCGCGAGCCGATCGGGTCGCCGTCGCCGTCGCGCAAGCCTTTAAATTCGGCGGTTACTTTGTCGAGCCCGGCCAGCCCGAACTTCGGGTTTTTATCCGCTCTTTTGACGCCGCTCAAGCCTTCGCAAAGGGTTTGCCAAAAGAGCTTTTGTTTGCGAATCGCGGCCTTGCGCCCCATCAAGCGCGGCACGTCCATCAGGGCGTTCATATCGTCGTTGGCGATCGTTTCGAAGTCGAGCCGCAATTCGAACCCGCGAACGCGCGCCTTGTTGACGTAATTCTCGTCGGAAAGTTTGAGGTTTTCCAGCTCGCCGTTCGCTTTCACCTCGGCAAAGTTCCCCGACGGCAACAGGTTGACGAAGTTCTGTTCGCGAAAGTCTTTAGCGGCGACGACGCGCGAAATCGCGTCCGTCGGGTCGGGAATCGCGAGAATCCCGTTCAACAGTTGCTTGTGCATCACGTTCGCCAAGACGTTCGGCACGTCGACCGTCGAAAGCTCCCCGGCGGCGCGCCCGAAACGGTATCGGGCCGGGTCGATGAACGCTTGAAGTTGAGCGCGTTGGAGCGTTTCCGTCAACGAACTAGCGTCGGCGTAACCTGCCCGGGCGGCTCCGGCGCGGTACATCATTCCCATCAGCGTCAAGTTGCGGTTTTCGCTCCGACTCGCTTCGTCGATTTCCGCCTCCGAATAGCCGAGTTTTTCGAGCGTTTTCGGCTCGACGCCTCCCGACGTCAAGAGCGACGCTTCCGCGACGCGGGCCGCCGACGGACGCGGGCGCGTTTGAAACGTCGTCGTTTGCGAGCCGAGCCGGTCGACCGGGAACTTCGTTCGCGTCCAAGGACGCGGGCCGCCGAGAACGCCGACGCCGCGCGACGCGTTCGCCGTTTTGTTCGCGTCGTCTTCCCCTTCCGCGCTCGCCGTTTTGTCGGCGTCGTCGGAAGGCGCGGACGCGGACGCGGTTTGCGCCGATTCGTCCGGAGCGTTCGCGGCGCCGAAACGAGCGAACGCCGCTTTCGCGACTTCGAGAATCTCCGGCGCGGCGTTGACGACGTCGTCGATTCCCAACGACGCGGCGAAGGCGACGAACTCCGGGTCGGCGGGGTCGATCTCCCCTTCGGCGGACGCGGTTTTGTTCGCGTCGTCCGGAGCGTTCGCGCTCGCCGACTTGTTCGGGTCGTCCGGAGCGTTCGCGGCGGCGTCCAAAATCTCTTCGACGACGTCGGACGGAAGCGGGGCGGCGTTCGGGTCGGACGCCGCTTGCGCGATGCGTTGAATCGCGTCGCGACGGGTCGCCGTCGGCGCAAGTCCGAGTTTTCGCGTTAAAAAAGACCAATTTCGCATTTTCGTTTTTCCTTTCTGCGCGTTAAAATTCCCCGCCGCGTTCCCGACGACGACCTTTGTTCCGGCGTCGTCCGCGCCGAGCGTTACGACGGAAATTTCTTTCAGTTTCCAACGGCGAACGATTTCGATCGGGCCTTCGAACGTTTGCCCGTTGACCGCGACCGTCTCCCCGGCGGCGATTTGCTCGACGTTTTCCGGCGGAATGATTCCGGTCGCGACCGACGCTTCGAGCCGGGCGCCGCGCTTCCAAAGAGCGACGACTTTTCCGGCGGCGGGGTCGATTCCGAAGTTGATGAGGCGGCCCCGGGCGACGATCTTGCCGCCGTCGTACTCGACCGCGTCCGTCTGCCCGACCTTTTGGTTTTGGTCGTGATCGCGGATAATCGGGACGTTCTGCGGGCGCTCCTCCAAGCCGTCGACGTCGAAAACGACCGGAAGGGGCCAAACGTCCGGGTTCATTCGGAGCAAGCCGCCGGAATACGCCGGATCGAAAAGAATCGTCGGGATTTTTTCGGTCGGCTCGGCGGGCGGGTCGGCGGAAGCGGCGGGGAGCGTCAAGTTCGAAACGCTCGCGGCGAGGTTCGCTGTTCGGTTCATTGCGGGACGGTTCCTTGTTCGAGGTTGGCGGCGGGTTCCGGTTCCGACTCCGGCGTCGGCGACGGAAGTTCGGCGGGCGCGACGGTCGAAATCGCGCCGGTCGTCGAAAGGCCGAGCCCGGACGATTCGAGGGACGCGGCGAGGTTTTCGAGTTCGCGTTTGCGTTGCGCCGCTAAGTCGTCGTAATCTTCGCCGCGACGCGCCGCGATCTGTTCGAGGGTGATCGTTCCGTTGCGGAGTTCGATTTCGTCCGCTTCGGCGTCGGCTTTGCGATCGATCGAACGCGGCTCCGGAAAGAGCCAACGCCGCGCGACGTTCTCCGGCGCTCCGGTCAGCGTTAGAAGCTCGTCCGCGACCGGGTCGAGGACGGCGAACTCCGTCAGCCAGTCGTTGAAAACGACGTCGAGGAAGTCGGCGGCGATCTTCTTTTGGCGGACGCGGACGATCGTCGCGTCGATTTGCTCGTCCATCTTCGCCGACGAAAAATTGTAGCTCGAGTGGTCGTTGTTGATCTTGCCGCAACCGACGCCGAGCGCCGCGCCGACGTCTCCGGCGAGAAGGCGTTTGAACGCGTCGAAGCCGGTCGTCGGGTGTTTCGCGTCGCCGAACGTCGGCGCCATTCCGAGCGGAGCGACGAACGCGCCGTCCGGAAGCGCCTTCGACTCCCCGGCTTTCGGGATTTTGAGCGCTCCCGCTTCGGCGTAAGCGGCGCTTAAAACGGTCGGGTTGTCGGTGTGCAAAATAACCGAAAACTTCGCCGCGTTTTTGACCGCTTGGATTTCGAGCGACCGCAAAATTTTCAGTTCGCGAATCAAGTTGAGCGCGCTTTGCGACTCCGGAACGCCGCGCCGCTGTTGCGGAAGCGCTCGGTGGAACGTGTGAACGATTTCGTCGGCGGGAACAAAGTCCCATTCGAGCGTCTCGAGGAACGGATTCAAGTTTTCGCGTTGGACGTAATACCCGACCGGCGTCGCGGCGTCGTCCGGGCGGTCGTATCGAACGCCGTCGTTGACGAGCGGGTCGAACGCAAAACCGGGCGGATCGCAAATTCGCTCCGGACGGATCGCGGCGTAATCGAACCCTTCGACGGTCGCCCGGGACGGGATTTTGCGGAAAAACGTTTCGCCGTGGTAAAGCGTTTCCATCGCGACGAGCCGAATCTTTTCGAGAAGCCCGATCGCGTCGGCAAACCGCCCGAAACACTTTTCGAGGTATTGCGACTTCGCCGTCGCGTCGGCGTATCGAGCGGCGACGAAGGGCGAAAACGGGCCGTCGATTTTCAGCGCGGGCCCCGCCCCGGCGACAAGCGCGGCGATCTTTTGACAAGCGCCGAAAAAGAGCGCGTCGTTCAAAAACTCCATTTGCGCCCGAGCTTGCGCGACTTCCCGCGTTTGCCGGTCGAAGGTGAGCGTCGCCGGTTCGTTGACCGCGTCGGCGTAATAGTCCGCCGTCCGTTCGTTTGTCGCGGTCGAGTCGAGCGCGGCGCGACCGAGCCGGAAACGGCGGAAAATCGGCGGAACGAATCCCGACGCGAGGCGCGAAAAACGGGTCGACTTCATCGGCGCAAACTCCGGTCGTTCGGGTCGAAGAACGCGAACGGGTTGTAATTTTGCGCGGCTTTAAGACGCTCCGCTTCCAGCTTTTCTTTCGGCGAACGGAATTGAATCGAGACGCCGGCGCTCGAAACGCTCGCGACGTCCTCCGGGTTTAAGCCGTTCAAAAAGTTTTGCGTCGCGGCTTGCGTCGACGCGGGGGCGTTCGGGCGGGGGTTCGTCATAGGGTCGTCCATTTAATTTCCAGCGGTCGCGGGCGTCCGATCGTCGGCTCGACGCCGACGTAATGCGCGAGCGCGCGGCAAGCGGAGTCCGTGTCGAGGAACTCGTTGTCGGCGACGCGCGGCTTCTTAAAGTCCCAAATTTTATAAAGTTGGCTCGATATTTTCTTCTCGCTCTTAACTTCCTCCGAACATTGCTGTTCGGCGAACATCGCCAAATATTCCGGGT